TATAGGAGAATCGAATGAAATTTGAAAAGGGTAGAGCGTATAATCCATTATCTGGTAAGAAGAAGACATTACCTGTACGAAAAAAACCTAAGCAGATAGTTAGACAGATGCTAGAGGATAAGAGTCCTTTAATTATGCAGAAGGTAATAGCTATGGGTTTAGACGGTGATACTACTTGTTTGAAGATGTTAGTTGATAGAATATTACCTACGCATAAAGCGGTAGATGCAAAACAGACTAAGACAGATTATGCTATTAATATTAATGTAGGTACTTTGGAGCAGTTACCATCGGAGGTAATTGAAGCTATAGATGTTACTCCAACGGAAGTGGCTATAAAGGAGATACAGAATGATAAACAGTCGGACTAAGGGTAGAGCGGGTGAGCAGGATGTAGCTAAAATACTTAGAGAGGAGTTAGGTATTGAAGTAAAGAGGAATTGGGCGGAGCAAGCACATCACGGTGGAGCTGATTTAGTTGGAGTAGATGGATGGTCTATTGAGGTGAAACGCAGTAAGAAGTACAGTAAGAAGTGGTGGGAGCAATCCCTTAATCAATCCCTAACGGCTTCAGAACACAACGATGAGTATATTGCACCTGTATTGATATATAGATTAGATCGGCAGGAATGGAAAGTAGAGATACTTGCGAGTGAAGTTATTATGGAGCTAGAGCATGAGGATGATATTATTACAATGTCCCTAACGGCTTGGATTAAAATAGTAAGAGAGCGTATGAATGGCTGAATTATCGGTAGACTTTCACGAGAAGCAATTAGAGATATTTAATTCATCTGCTAGATTCAAAGTAGTTTCAGCAGGAAGAAGAGGAGGTAAGACTTTTCTATCAATGTGGACTCTTATATTGAAGGGGTTAGCATCTAAGGAGAAGAATGTGCTATATGTAGCTCCTACTTTAGGGATGGCTAAGAGTATTATGTGGGCTGATTTAAAGAATGCTGCTGCACCTGTTACGCTTAATATACACGAATCAGATTTAGCATTAACTTTAATCAACGGTATTAAGATATTTCTCAAAGGTTCTGACAAGCCTGATTCATTACGAGGGATAGGATACAGTTATATTGTATTGGATGAGTATGCGACAATGAAGCCCGCTACTTGGGATATGATTCTCAGACCTACACTTGCAGATGTTGGTGGTCACGCAATGTTTATTGGAACACCTGAGGGCAAGAATCACTTTTATGACTTATGGCAGGATGCTCAGGATTTAGAGGAATGGGATTCATTTCAGTTTAACTCTGTAGATAATCCGCTAATTGACCCAGCAGAAATACAGCAAGCTAAGGACTCTATGTCAACAATGGCATTTAGACAGGAGTTTGAGGCTAGCTTTCAGACATTCTCAGGTGGTATCTTTCAGGAGGATTGGATTAAGTATGGTGAAGAGCCTACAGAGGGCAGTTATGTTATTGCGGTAGACCCAGCAGGATATGAAGCAGCGATAGTGGGAAGTAAGAAAAAGCAGCATTTAGATGAGACAGCTATAGCCGTTGTAAAGATATATGGGGATAAATGGTTTGTTAAAGATATTTATCACGGCAGATGGTCTATTAAGGAGACAGCAACAAGGATTATACAGGCAGGACTAGATGTACAAGCTACAACGGTTGGTATAGAAAAAGGCTCATTGAAGAACGCTATTATGCCTTACTTAGAGGATGAGATGAGAGCTAAGGGCAGATGGATAAATATATCTACAGTTACTCACGGAGGAAAAAGAAAGACTGAGCGCATTACTTGGGCTTTACAAGGCAGAATGGAGCACGGTAAGATTATTCTGAATAAGGGTGACTGGAATCACGAGTTCACGGGTCAGTTAATGGATTTCCCAGCAACAGGGACTCACGATGACCTTATAGATGCCTTAGCCTACATAGATCAGGTATCAGTGGCAGACTTCATATCTTCCATTGAATTAGATGAGTATGAGGAGTTAGATAGTTATTCTGGGTATTGACAAGCTACACGGTTATGTTATATGATCGAACGATCATTTAACGAATAGGGATATATTATGCAAGATACAGTTAGTTTTGAAGATTCTAAAGCCCCATTAGCATCTTGGGTACAAGACAGGGTGGAGATGTGGGAGACACACAGAGACCAGAACTATAAAGCCAAGTGGGAGGAGTATTACCGCTTGTGGAGGGGTATTTGGGATTCTTCTGATAGAACTAGACAGTCAGAGCGATCTAAGATTGTTGCTCCTGCACTTCAGCAAGCTATAGAGGCTGCTGTAGCAGAGCTATCTGAGGCTACTTTTGGTAATGATAAGTGGTTTGATCTAAAGGATGATGTGGCAGATCAGGAAAAAGGAGATATAGCTGGAGTTCGTAACCTGTTAAAAGAGGACTTAGAGGGGGCAGGTGCTAAACAAGCAATTAACGAGATTCTTCTCAACGGTGCTATTTACGGAACAGGTATTGGTAAGATAATTACTGAGGAAACTACCGAAATTAAACCTGCTGAAATGCCTGTAGAGGGAACTATGACCTCAGTTCGAGGAGTTAGAGAGACAACTATAGTTCAGGTCAGACTAGAGCCTGTAGCTCCTGATGAGTTCGTTATTGACCCTACAGCAACCTCTATTAAGGAGGCGTTAGGCGTGGCTCATATAGTTACCAAGCCAATGTATCTAGTGGTGCAGGGTATTAAGGATGGTATATATGAGGATAAGCCTATAGGTGCTTACAATGAGGTTGATTTTGGCTTCGATGAAGAGAGCCGCACTCCAAACGCAGATGATAAGGTAAAACTTACAGAGTATTGGGGATTAATTCCTAAGAAGTTCCTTTCATCTAATTCAGATGAGGAGTTTGATTATGAGGATGATGAATTAATAGAGGCTGTAGTTACAATTGCCAATGATAAAGCGGTGCTTAGGGCTGTAGAGAACCCATTTATGATGGGTGATAGACCATTTATTGCTTATCAGCACGACCTAGTACCTAATAAGTTCTGGGGGAGAGGTGTAGCAGAGAAAGGTTACAATCCGCAGAAAGCATTGGATACTGAATTGCGAGCTAGAATTGATGGGTTAGCACTAACTACTCACCCTATGATGGCGGTGGATGCAACTAGACTTCCTAGAGGTTCTAAATTTGAAGTAAAACCTGGCAAAACTATTGTTACTAACGGTGATCCTAGAACAGTATTGACCCCGATCAATTTCGGACAGATGTCGCAAACCACATTCCAAGAGGCTGCTGAGTTAGAGCGTATGGTAACTATGGGTACTGGGTCTATGGATTCAGCCACTAGCTCATCTGGTAATGCTCGCAACTCTACAGCAAGCGGTATGTCAATGATGCAGTCTAGCGCAATTAAGCGGCAGAAGCGTACATTAATGAATTTTCAAGATGCATTCCTGATTCCATTCATCAATCAAGCTATGTGGAGAAAGATACAGTTCGATCCTCAACGGTATCCTGTAATGGATTATAAGTTCTCTCCATCATCATCTATGGGAATAATGGCAAGAGAGTTAGAGCAGACTCAGTTAATACAGTTATTATCTCTGGTTCAGCCTGACACTCCTGCATTCGGCATTCTAATGATGGGTATTTTCGAGAACTCATCACTTACTAATAGAGAAGAGATGATCCAAGCTCTACAACAGCAGATGACTCCATCTCCAGAGCAACAGCAAGCACAACAGATGCAGAGCCAGATGCAACAACAGAAAGCTCAATTAGAATTACAGCAAGATTCAGCTAATGTTCAGAAGACACAAGCTCAGACCGCTAAGTATATGGTGGATGCGCAAACTAAAGAGCTTCCTACTCCTAAGATACCTCAGGTAGAGCAGATGAATATGCAGTTAGATATGCAAGAGAAGAGTATGAAGTTACAGGAGAGAGCGGCTAAGGTAGCCAGTATGCAGATGGATACCAGAAGAACTGTACCAGAAATGCACCACTTAAATAGCGAGACAGCACTTAATATGGCTAATGCACAAAAGGCAATACAAGAAGCTG